ACTGCTATAGAATTAATAGAAATGTTTATGGATTTTGACGATGGTACAAGTGCAAATCTGTATTGGACGATAGGATGAGAGAAGAGATTGAACCTTTAATTGAGGAGAAGAAATGAGTGGAATGATGAGATTTATAAGGAACCCCTTTAGATGGAAGCCTAAACCAGCTCCCCCTAAACCAATTAGCGACACATTAGACTACTGGTTAAGTACCGCCTATTCGGGGGCTACTTGGACCTCTTTTTGGCTGGATGAACTACACACTATTAGTGAAGTATATAGTGTTTGGGGTAGAAGGTATGGGGCTGTCTCATTTCATACTGGAGTACCTCCTGAAGTTGTTTGTGCTATTCATTTTATGGAGTGCTCAGGCAGTTGGATTAAAGTGCTTCACAATGGGCAAACCCTAAAACACGTTGATAAGAATGGAACTACTTGGGAGCCTAAGGGTAGAGGTAAGGGAGAGAATTGGTCGTGGGAAGCAGCTGCTATTGACGCTCTTAATCTGAAGAAAGGTAATTTCCCTAAGGTATGGGATGTCCCTAACACCCTAAATTTCTTAGAGGGGTATAATGGGTTAGGTTATAGATTGTACCATATGGACGTTAATACCCCTTACCTTTGGAGTGGTACTCAATACTATACCAAGGGGAAATATGTTAAGGATGGGAAATTCGATAAGGAAGCAATTAGTTCTCAAATTGGTTGTGTTCCGATTTTAAAGACGCTTGGGTTTAAAAGTGAAGACTTGACAAAGTAGTACCTTAAGAATAGATTATAAATAACAAGGATAAGAAATGAGCGAAAAACACACCATAGATGTAAAAGCTAATAGCGTTGCTGAGATAGTGGTGAAACTAATCTATGCGGAAAGAATAATGAATAGGGAGCCAAACACAATAATCCTTAGTGAGCTAACAGGTCACAGACTCCTCCATGAAATGGAACCTACCAGATTTGGGAACCCTTCAAAGGATATTAAAGAAATAAGTGGTGCCTCATTATTTTTCGGACTAAACGTGATTATTATTAAGGGTGACTTTACAGAATTTATTAAAGTTTTTGAGGCTATAAAATGAGCAAATACTGCTATTTAGACTTTGAGTATAATGGGACTAAAGAGAAGAATCTCAATTTAGTTTCTTGTGCTTGGCAAGCAGGCGAGTGGTCTTCTATTTGTTGGCTTTTTAATGGTGGCTCGGACCACTATAAACTTGGACCGGACTTAGAGACTATGGCTGCTGAGGGCTATATATTTGTAGCCTATGCGGTTACTGCTGAAGCCAGAGCAATGCTATCCCTCCAAATGGATGTTTTAAAGGTGCAGTACATTGACCTCTATTTGGAATACCGTTGCTTACTAAACCACCACCACGACTGGATGTATGGCAAGCAATTGATTAAAGGTGTAAAGAGGTTTACTAAACCCCCTAAGGATAAATGGAAGCAATCTGAGGAGGAGTCTAGGAAGGCTGATAATTCTAAACCAGAATACTCTCTTTCAGCAGCCTGTTATAAGGTGCTTGGGGAGGTTATTGACACTAATGAGAAGAATGAGGTCAGGGATATAATAATTCATGGTACTGATGAAGAGATAGAGGAGAACAAGGAACGTATTTTAAGGTATAATGAGAGTGATATCAAGTACCTTCCAAGGTTATTTAAGGGAATACTTAATGAATACCAAAAAAGACTTAAGGACTACCCCGAGCACCTCAAAACCCTTAAAGAAGAAATGCTCCTTCGAGGAAATTATTCTGCAAGAACAGCTGTCATGGAGTCCTTGGGATACCCTATTGATTTTGCAGCCACTAAATCATTTTCAGAATCAGTCCCCACAATCCTGTGGGAGGTACAAGACGAAATTAACAAATTATTTCCAAGAATATTACCTTTCACAAAAAGTAAACTCGGAGTCCACTCATGGAGTCATGTACGAACTAGACTGTGGATAGAGGAACAGGGGTTTAAAGGATGGGTTAAAACAGATACCAAGTTGGACTCCCTTGCGCTCAAAGCTTGGAAAAAGTTCTTTCCATTCTCTCATTCGTATCCCAAGGATAACTTCGGGGCGCAAATGGTACGTTACCTCACCCTCAGACAACAGCTTAACGGATTTCTTCAATCCAAGTCTGCAAAGCGAAAAGGAAATTTTTGGGACTATGTGGGCTCCGATAAAAGAGTCAGACCCTATTTTGGTATCTATGGCAGCCAAAGTGCTAGGTCTCAGCCTAAAGCTACAGGATTTCTATTTCTCAAATCAGCATGGATGCGAGCTCTATGCGTCCCTAGAAAGGGTAGGGCAATCTGTGGAATTGACTATAAAAGCCAAGAGTTTCTTCTGGCAGCACTCCTTTCAGGAGATGCAGCTATGCTTAAAGCTTACCAGTCCGGCGACCCTTACTTATACCTTGCGAAGATAGCAGGGAAGGTCCCTTGGGACGGTGAAAGGAAGGACTATCAGAAGGAAAGAAATGTATTTAAGGTGGTTACCTTAGCTCTACAATATGGGATGGGTAAGTACAGTTTATCTAATGACTTAACTCAAAAACTAGGTAAGAGATTTAGTGAGAGTAAAGCAGAACAATTAATTTATAAATTCAACCGGGCTTATCCAGTCCACGCTAAGTGGAAAAGGAAAGTTCTTAGTCAGTACCGAAAGCAGAAGTTCTGGAAGCTTCCTTGTGGCTGGTATATGTGGGGAGATAACAAAAATGAAAGGTCAATCGGTAATGTTCCAATTCAAGGTTTTGGGTCGTCAATTATGCGTAAAGCGGTGGAGTTTGCACAGGACAAAGGGTTACAAGTTATCCTTACTCTTCATGACGCTATATACGTCGAGTACGATAGCGGCAATCACTGTGCTGTTGATTTACTCCAAGAGTCCATGGCTAGTGCTTTTAGCTTCTACTTTAATGGTGGTAGGAGGGACAATGCGTTGGTGGGACTGGATGCAAATATATGGGGTCAGGATTTCGTGGACGGAAAATTCAGAACTGAAAAAGTAGAAGGAAAGATGCAGAAAACCTATATGGATGAAAGAGGAGCTAAGGAATATGCTTCCTTTAAACAGTACTTTGAACCAACAGATTACAATATTTAGAGAGGGAAGGTATCTTGAAAAATAACATTGTTAATAGCCTCTACAAAGTCATTATAAGTTGGAGTGGTGGTTGGGTCATACTTCTCTGCCTCTGGCTCTGTGACCTCTATGCACTTCTTAGGTCTTTCCGTGTAGTCATACACAATGATTGCATCAGTAAGTTCATCGGGCTCATAGATTACGACTGGGGAATTAAGGGCGAAGCATATTATCAGGACCTTCATAGGGATATTATATCATGAAAAAAGAGCACAAAATGGTTATTGTCCACCACCCTACAAATAAAGTTACTACACATATTGAGGTGTCAGCTTACTGCCATCCTTTGCAAATTTACAACTATTGGGAAGACAGGGACGATAGGGGGAATAGAAATTTCATTGACTTAAAGGCAGACTATCAACGCCTACAAAGAGAGGTGTTTAGAAAAGAAGAGCTATTAAAGAATAGGCTAAGAGGAATAAAATATTGGCAGAAAAGGGCGGGACATGAAAAAATTAGTTGAGGTTATGACTGATAATCCCAAGCTGAAAATGAAAGACTTTCAGATTGAGGGAGTTAAATTCATCCTAAGGCACCTATATGCAATCATTGGGGACCAAATGGGGCTAGGGAAGACTGTTCAAGCTATAGCCCTCTCCCTTATCACAGATTCTAGAACCTTAATTATGTGCCCTGCAAGTCTCCGATATAACTGGGAAAACGAGTTTGCAAAATGGTCACTAGTATGCCCCACCATTCATGTAGTTGGGACTGAGGACCTAGATGCAGACTTCTCTATGTTCAAGGTTATTATAGTGTCCTACGACTTAGTGGCTAGGTATCCAGAATTATTGGATGAAAGGGAACTGGTTGTATTAGATGAAATTCAAGCAATTAAGAATGAGAAAACTAACCGATTTGAAGGAGTTGAAGAATATGTTAAAAGAATCAAACCGAAGTACCTTGTGGGTCTGTCTGGCACTCCAATCACTAAATCTGTTACTGATTGGTACGCTCTATTATGTCTCCTATCCCTTTGTCCCGAAGATACTAATGGGTATAATGTTAAGTACCTTTTTCCTCACTTCTATAATTTTGCTACGCACTTCTCTTTTGAAAGGAAGCAAACACTAACCAATAAGAAAACTAAGAAGAAGTTTAAGGTGACCTCATTCTCGGGAGTTCAAAGGTATGAGGAGTTACAGAGACTTAAGAAAGGAAAGTATATTAGGAGGTTAGCTAAGGACCACCTAGACCTACCTACCTTCACAAGGAAGGATGTAATCATTGATAGGGATATTGATGCTGATTTAAAGAGGGCTTGGGAGAATGGGGATATAGATAACGAGTCAGTAATGACAGCTAAGGCTCACTCTGCATTTCTTAAAGGTCCAAGTACAGGTAATTATGTTAAGGATTTAATTAGGGATGGAGAAGGTCCAGTTGTTATTTTTACCGACCATATAAATCCAATAGTTGAGATAAAGAAAAGATTAAAAAAGTATAAGGGTGAAGTAATCCAAGGACTTATCAAGTCAGAAAAACGTCAAGAAATAGTTGACAGATTTCAGGCTGGAGAGTTAGACTACCTTATCGCTACTTATGAAACAGCAGCCGAAGGTTACACAATGACCAGAGCAAGGAATATGGTGCTGAATGATTTACCTTGGAAACCTAAACTTATCGAGCAAGCAGAATATAGATTGATAAGAATTAGTCAGGAGAGGAAAGTAGTTATCCATAGGATTATTAAGGGTATTGTGGATGAAAGAATTGTAGTTAAGTTAACAAGTAAAATTCGTGACATAGATAAAGTCACATAACAAGGAAAATAAGAATGCATATCAATGAATTTAGATTTATGAAAAGAAAGAACTTAGGTAACTATGAGCATGAAGAAGTCACTATGGCTGCTAGTGTTGATGAGTCCGACAATGTAGTTGAAGTGGCTCTATTTGTTAAACAAGAAGTATATAGAGCACTAGGAGAAGTATATGTTTCCAATGTTGAAGTTGCTGCCAAAAGCGATACTGCATCTAATAAAGAGGAATTACCTCCTAAGGTACCTGCGACTAAGAAAGCTGCGAAAAAAGCACCTAGAAAGAAGGCAGCAAAGAAGGTGGCAGGAAAACAGAATGTTTCATCGGTACAACATGAGTCCGGGGACGATAATGGAGTTTCGAGGGAAACCCCCACTAATAATAAAGGACAAAATAATGCTTCCGAGAGGAACGGAGATAAAGGACGACTGGGACATGACGGAGTAAAGGTAACAGCAGCCACTCTTGAGGATGTTAGAAAGAACCTCAGCCAAGTTTGGAAGAGCGAAGGTAAGGGAGTAGCTTTTGGTATTCTTGAAAACTTTGGAGCTAAGAAGTCCGAAGAACTTACTCCTGATGTCTACACTGAAGTTATAGATAAATGTCAGCAGGTGTTGGCGTGAGCGAGATAAACCACTCTAATAGAGAGCACTCCGATTTAGGAGCCTCCGCTGCAGAGAGGTGGTTTGCTTGTCCAGCAAGTATCCCATTGTCGGTGGGGGTTGAACAAGAGACCTCCATTCATGCGGAAAAGGGAACAGCAGCCCATGAGTTAGCTGAACTAACACTACTAGAGAATAATGAAGCTATTGACCACACTGGACAAATGTATAACGACATTACAGTGACTACGGAAATGGCAGAGGCGGTACAGGTTTATGTGGATGAAGTTAGAAGACGAGCAGGAGAAGAAGGAGAAGTCACGGTTGAGGAGCGTTTTTCTCTCGACTGGATTGACCCTGAATTATTTGGGACTAATGATTGTAGCATCCTCAGTCCTTTGGGAAAACTCACTGTACTCGACTATAAAAACGGAAGAAAGCTTGTTGAAGTTGTTAATAATCCCCAACTTCTTTATTATGCTTTGGGTGCGGCTAGGGGGCTTGAAATCACCTCAGTCGAGCTGGTTATTGTTCAGCCTAACGGTGACCATCCTGACGGTCCTATTAGGGCTTGGACTACTACCCCTGAAAGGTTAAGGGAGTTTGAAGTAGAACTTAAGGAAAGGGTGAAAGTGGTTAATAAGGCTAGAGCCTATAAAACAGCTAAAGAGGTTAATGAAATATTCTATGACGCTTTTGCCGAAGCAGGAGACCATTGCACCTTTTGTAAGGCTGCAGGATTCTGTGAGACTTTGAGGAATAAATCCCTCACTATAGCTAAGCAAGAATTTTCTGTCCCAGTCACTATGGATACCTTACCGGAGCCAACAAAAATGGAGCCAGAGGATATCTCTAAGGTGTTAAGTGGTGCGGATATGTTGGAGAGTTGGCTTAAGTCTGTGCGTTCCTTCGCTCAAACTGAAGCTAAAAGAGGAGTAGTAATCCCTAATTTTAAGTTAGTTAAGAAGAGAAGCAATAGGAAATGGATTGATGAAGGACTAGTGGTTAATGAGTTTGATGCCCTATTTGGGGACGACTTATACACTAAGAAGCTGAAGAGTCCTGCTCAGATTGAAAAGCTTGTAGGTAAGCCTAGTTTGCTTAACCTAGTAGAGAAACCAGATGCAGGCACTACTTTAGTGCCGTCAACAGATAAAAGACCTGCTGCTCTAATTAGTGCAGAAGAGGACTTTTTAGATATTTAACAGGCAATGCAGCCTAAGGAGTTTTTATGAGTGATAGAGTATTATTACCTAAAGCAAGAGTAGTTTTCGTTAACGTGTTTGAGCCCAACGATAAGGGGAAATACGCCCTTTGTATGTTGTTTGATAAGGGTACAAATTTGGACGAATTGAAGACACTGGCTAATGAAACAGCAGAAGAGAAGTACGGGAAGAAAATCCCCAAGAACTTCAATTACCCTTGGAAAGACGGGAATGATAAGGACGAAGAGGACTATCCTGACTTCCAAAATAAGATTGTGGTTAATGCCAAGTCGATTTATCAGCCTACGGTTGTCGATGAGGATGTTGAGATTATTATCAATCCTAAGGAATTTTATTCTGGTTGCTATGCTAGAGCATCAGTAACAGCCTCTTGTTATGATGTTGATGGAAATAAGGGAATTAACTTATACCTTCAAAATGTTCAGAAACTGGGGGATGGAGAGAGAATTGGTGGTGGAGTAGAAGCCAAGGATGAATTTCAAGCTGTTGCCCGTGAAGAGAACTCAACAGTAGAATCAGACTTTAATATTTAATGGTGATGGGGGTTGTAGCTCAGCTGGTAGAGCACCTAGGAGACTAAAGTTCGATTCTTTAGGCACCTCCGTGTGTAGTGGTCTATCCCGGGAGGTCGCTGGTTCGAGTCCAGCCAGCCCCTCCACTTTTAGGAGAATAAATGAAATGCGAAACAGATGAAGAATGGGCAGCTTTTGGTAGGAGAATCTACGACACAGCAATAAACCATTTTAAGGACAAACCAATTAGGGAGTTAGTTATCCCTATAGAGATGTGGGGGCATGAGGTGCTTAAAGTATCTGTAACAGATGTCAGACACTTTTGGGAGCCTACAGGACCAATAGGCGATAGATACAGTAGCAGTAGGAAAGGGTATATGCTCTCTACTGGGGAAATAGAATGGGAGAATAAATGAAATACGAGAGAAAGACCGTTAAGGTTAATAAGTCCAATGATAGGCTACCTATAGTGTTGGAGAGTGTTTTTAAACTAAAGCTTAAGATTAAGCAGAGAGATATTTGTCTGTTGACTGGGTTAGATGAAGGACTAGTCAGCAATATGTTTTCAGGGAAGAGATATCCATCATTTGAGGCTTTTGAGTCCTTAGTAAGGATATCCCAAGGTAAACTGAAAATGAAGGATTGGGACCTTGAATACAAAAAATAAGTTAGAATTTAAACTTGCAAAAAGTAAAGTCCTAGTTGCTCTGACAGTAATGAAAACTATAGTTAATGAGAATATCCCTGCTACTCAAGCAGAGATAGGGGTTATCTTCTCAGCTATGACTGCGTTATCTCATGCCCACGATGCAGAGGGAGTTAAGGATACAGTAACTATTTCCATCCCTTATGAGCAGGCTTGCTCAATCTGGCATAGCTGTAATGTAGTTATTCAAAATGAGCTTTACCATTCAAAGCTGGATGAGACCTACATATTAGAGGTGATGAACACTATTGCACCTGCACTGGATGAGTTTATAGCTGTGCAAGCTAACAGACCAAAATTGGAGTTAATCAATGGCAACTAAAGAAGATGGTGGAGACAGTAAGGAAGTTAAATTAGGAACTAAAATTGTTAACATCAGCCTTATAAGGAATGCTAAAATAATTAATGACTTACTTAATGAACATGGGGAAGTTTATGTAACAAATCCCCATGGTTTACCTATAAAGATAACTTTTGCTACTTTAGGTTAGTCCCCCTCAAAAGGTGGGTCCGGGGGGTGCAATTTATCGTACTTATCCCTACGTTTCCACCATTTAGGCTTATTACGCCTGCTCCATTTTTTAGGTTTTGGTTTCTTTTCAGGATTAGTTGGAGTAGATGAACCCATCATACACCGCTTTGTTATTCTTAATGTTAATTGGGTAAAAATACCAATCATCTTTCCCATTACTGTACACAAAGTTAAACATTTTAGTCCAATTGTCGGAGTCCATATATCCGAAGACTGGCGCAGTTTCGTCCCCTAACCATCCACCAGAGATACAGGTTACAGAGACTCCATCGGCTCTCTTATAAGTATACACCTGTTCCCTATGAGTATGACCAAACATGAGAGAAATGCCCTTATTATGGGCTGTACCAGACGCACAGTTCTTTCCTGCGTTGTAAGGCTGATGTCTCATAAATAGGTTTGAATCCAGAACCCTATGAAGTTGGGTCTTTCCGAATGGGATATAGTTTATGCCTAAGCGGTCGAATTGAAGTAATTCTGGCAAGGAGAACAGTTCATAGAGTTCTGGACATTTTTTGATTATGTACCTAACCATGCGAAATTCATGGTTACCCTCTACGAAATTTATCTCAGCATTGGGGAATAAGGTACGCAATTCCTCCAGCTTCTTTATACTCTGATAAATCTCGTCCTTGAGAGTCTCCTTGATGCTCATAGCCTCAGGGAGTTTATCGTGGAGACTAAACCAATAAAAATCGCAGAAGTCTCCCATAATGTTAATTTGGTCAATAGCCAGCTTTTTATCATGGTCAATAGCAATTGAGAGCATGATATCGTAGGCTTTCTCGTCATGCCATGGAATGTGGCAATCAGGGATATTTAACGCAACTTTCAATAACTAATCCTTAGTTACTAGGGCACTTGAAACCTCATTGGCGAGGTACAAGTAAATTTCATGGCTCTAATATCTGCCCAAAGCTTCTTGTCTTCGGGGTTAACGTATCCTTCTACTCTTTTACATTTCTTTTTCTGCCACCATTTCTTCTTTTCACAGATTTCATGGGGGTAACAAAGACCGGACTTATCGGCACATATTTCTAACCTACGGTCCTTTAATTTCAGCAATGACGAGCCTAGAGAGGCGCACGATATCACGCTCAATGTGGTCAAGAACATTCCTACCGTGAGGATTTTTATCCGCTTCTTCGTCATACTTTTTCTCCAAAGCCAGTAGTTTTCTAGAATATTTGGTGGCATTTTTATGTTGCCAAAGACCTATAGTAGTCCCTAGCAATCCCAATATTGCTTTAACCACTATGCTTTCTTAGGTAGTTTAACGGATAGGAGCCAGTCGAGAAAAAAGGCTACTGTCTTATAAGCCTTATTGTCGCTAAATTCCTTAAGTGGCTCTAGAAACTTAAATTCTGTATCTTTACTGATTGTGAGTAATGCACTCATAAGAGGTTTAATAACTAGTCTAGCGGTAACCATAATTGATAGCACCTGAGCCAATAAGGGGTACTTCTCTGCGTACTGTGCGAGGAAGGGACCTATAATCATGAATAGGGTATTTAGTTCTGCTGGGACTTCACCTGCAAAACACACTAAGGGAAATAGCGCAAATAACGCTAAATAAAAAATTGGTTTCATACCTGCTCCTATGTATATATAATTAGCCACTGTCCACCAGTGGTTTTAACTACTATGTTTATAACTGCAACACCACCTATGATGGCATCGAGTCTAACCTTAAGTTGTGCGGGAGTTCCTTCAAATAATTCTGTTGTCATATTAACATCTCGTTTGTTCGGTTAAGGTGGTCAATAATCTCTGTCTTCTGGTATATATTGAGGTCCTCTCTTCTATTGATATCTCTAGAGTACAACTGTCTGTCGGCTGGGTCAATTAACTTGCTGTCCCATGCGCCATATTCATCATATTCAAATAGGTTAGGGTACTGCCGAGCCAATATAGGCATGAACTTCTTCATCTTTTCAGGGTTCTTCATAGCCTCTTTTACCTGAACAACTAAATCAATATTGTCTGTTTGCTGCGCTAATTTAGCTAATAGTAGGTGCGGTTTAGCCATAACTTGTTCAGTATTTCTTGGAAGTTCTATATCTAACAGAGCCTCTGGAATTGAATCCGGGCTTCTACTATTATTCACTGGCTCAATAGACCTTTCTATAGAGGTTCCCATTCTAACTCCTGTAGCTCCCATAGCTGCTCCTCTTTTAATCGGACCGCTGAAAACTTCACCCCGCAACATTTTTCCTGCTGCTCTGGATTTAACAGAAGGAATAAGCCCACCAATATTTTCAAAGGACTTAGGTTTCATTGTCCGATACCCACCAACTCCCGCAAGAAATCCCATTGTAGGACTCCCTCCGATAGCTCCCATGGCTCCAGCTCCAGCTCCACCTAGACCTAAAGCGGATAAGAGGTCAATAAACCCCTCAAAACTAGAAGCCTTTGCTAGTTCTTTGGCAGGAAGTCTGTCCATAGTAGCAACAATATTTAGTAAATTATGTGAGTAATTATTATTTCTAGATATAAGTTGTCCTGCATCCACAAGACCACTTCCAGACCGAATCATTACACCTTTAGTAGCTTCTTCTATTGTTCCTTTCAAAGCAGAGACAATATCCATTAATATTTCTGCTTCTTGAGCTACTGCATCCGAAGCCGGAGAAAAGTATTTATCTGTCTTTACTAGGCTTCCTAAATACTGTTTTCTAGCTTGTAATTCGGATAAGGAAAGTTTCTTATCTAGGGGTAACCATTGCCTAATTATATCCTCTCTTACCTTCCTAGCTTTAGGGTCATATTTGGCTCTACCAGTGGCTAAATCCTTAGCACTGGTGCCGCCCTTAGTAGATGCTCTATCTCGAATAAGGTTTACGTCTATCTTTTTAGTATTGGGTAACTCCTCTACTTGTTTAACAATATCATTTGTTTGTTCGCTTAATTCCTGTAAATAACCACCTTCTCTACCTCCTGATTCAGCAAATTCAGAATATGGTTTTCCTCCAAACCCTTTAGACCCTATACGAGTATGAGTTGTAGAGACTTTACCTCTAATCTTTTCTAAGAATAATGTAGGGTTTCCTAAGTCTTTCTCTAGACCTAGTTCTAATATAGTTGCTCCGGCTACTTCAGGAGTAGTCCTATCCATAAGTTTAGCCATTTTTCCAGAAGGGACCATTCTACTAAGTCTAGTAGCTGTTGCTTTACCTCCTATACTCTTTATTGCTTGGGATACTTTAGGGAACATTTCAGCGGTTTTTTGAATACCTTTCATCCCGCCCTTAGCGAGAATATACGGGTCCATAATAATATCTGTTGCTACCCCGCCAATAGCTTTAAGGGGGAGGTTCATTTGCTCTGTACTCTCCAACTCCTCTTGTCTCATCATTATTTCTTGAGGGTTAGCCCCTTCTGTAAGAGCTGCTGTAGGGATAGGGATATCTTTAACCCCATACTTATCCATAATATCTGAACCAGTTATAGTTTCAGAAGACGGAGCAAAAGTTGAAAACGCTGCTTCACCTAAAGCTTTACCTACCCCTTCTGGAGCTTCATGTACAAAAGTTCTAAGCTGTCTAGCCCCAAATCGGTCTGCTATTTGCCCTAATTCTTGAACAGTATTTAAGTCTTCATCTTGTGTCCCCCCATACTCCTCTTCAGGAACAGCAAGTAGGTCCACTTGCTTAGGAGAGAATGTCCTTCCACTCGCTTTAGGCTTTATCTCATATTTATCAACCTCTTCAGGACTGAATGTTCTTGCTTTTTTTGCTTTTCCCATTAGTCAATTTCCTCATATATCCCTTGAGCATTCATCTTAACCTTTAGCTTCTTCTCAGGATTATCCGGGTCAGTCATATATCTAATACTCATAGGAAGTTCAGCTGTTTTCTTTTTAGCCTTTTTAGCTATGCTTACGGGGTCGAATTTAGGGGCTCTTCTACCTTTTAAAGCTCCAATGAGTTGTTCTTCTGTTAAATTACCTAGAGAACTTTCATCCGAAATATACCCAGATAGAAGTTGATTTATATTTCTCTTATCGAACTCATTCATAACCATAGCAACTTCCATTAAGTCACTAAGGTCCCTTTCTCCTAAATCACCTTTAGTGAACTTGGATAGTAGAGTCTCCCATTTTCTCATTATTTCTGGAGAGCCTGAGAATCTAGCTTGCTCTGCAGCTGCTAAGTTTCCGACCTCACCAAACATTCTAGGGTAGATAACTGCTAAACCAGACTGGGCAATAGGATTTCCTGCCTGAATTAAGGCAATAGCTCGATTAGCTGAAGAAACAGCTTTTCTAGAAGCTTGATATTCTTTATCCCCTTGAATATCGTCCCTAATACCTCTCAATTCCTTCTGTTGTTTGACTGTGAATTTAGGAAGGTCAGTACCTTTTTGGGCTCCCCCTTTAAGTCGCCGTATATTTTGAGGGTCTGAAGGAGAAGCGGTTCCCATTTCCTCTGTAGTTGGGTCTTTAAATATTCTCTGTGCGAATCCTACTTGAGGTCCTCGTATTTGTTTCCCTTTATATCTAAGCTCTCCGCTAGAAGTATTAAAGTCTGCATATACTGTTTTACCTTCTAGCTCTATTGGTTTGAGTTGCCATAAGCCTCTAATGGGCTTATCTCCAGTTTTAGCCTTCTCTTTAGCTATTAGATATTTGTGCTCTTGGTCTTGAAGACTTTGCTTTCTTTTCACGCTAGAATCAATAGTTTTAATAGCCGTATCTACAACAGCATTATCCCCATAACCCCCGAAAAGTATTGCGCCTAAAGCTCCACTAGCTCCTGCCCAAATAGCATCAGTGTCTGAGTCAGCTTGTCTGTTGTGTAATAATTGTAAAAGTGCATTTTCATTTGTAGGTAACTGGGATTGTTCTGGTGCAGCTTGTTGTGTTGCAACAGGAGTTTCTGCTCCATATTTTTGGAATCGCTCTAACCCAACATCCTCAGGTGCAGTCTCTGTTTCAACAGAAGCTACCCCTCTAGCAGGAGTTGCCGCTTGAACAGGAGCCCTCTTTTTCTTCTTAGTCTCGGGAGCATACGGAATTTGAACTTCCTGCTCCTTAGACTTACCCAATAAATTCATTAATGAGTCTCTACTACTTTCAGCCATTTTATCCTCTAATATCCAGAACTCTTTCTCTTTATTTTCATAGATTTCATACGTCCAGATTCATAAGAATCCTTAGAATCCTTACCCCCTGAACCCATAGGCATTGATGAGTCGGACTCACTTAAAACTGCTTTGATTTTGGTCAATGCCAAATTCTTCTTCTTCTTCTTCTTTTTACTGTCATGCGCCATTTTATTCTCCTAAAAAAGACCTAAAAATTTACCCTTCTTTGCAGGAGGGATGAATTGACTCGCTAAACCTAATTGAGCACCGCCTAGTGCTAGTGCTGATTGTGTTCCTGCCATATTTCCTAGCAAGGACTCCCAATCACCTAGTCTTCTCTCGTAATCTGTGTCTTCTTGTTGCCCTGCAGCCATAGCAGTTTTTAGCTCTGTGTTTCTTCTCTGAGCGTCTGAACCACCTTTGGAAGCAGCATATCTACTTTGATTTTGTCCTGACCTTCTTATTGATTCCGAAGCCTTTGAAGGCGCATCCATCATCTTTTGTCTGCGCTTGATGAGGTCCTGCATTTGACTTCCGGTAGTCTCTTGAGTCTGACCGTAAATCCTTTCACCCATCTGGCGACCAAATTGGTTACCTGAGCCCATCAACCGAATCCGGTCTCGCTGCATCTTTTTGTCGCCTTCGTCTTTTTTCTCATCCCTTTTGCTGGAAGCATACGCTAAACTACCTCCACCTGTCATAGGAGCCGCTGCCACGCCAATTACATCAGTAAGCCATCCCATATTATTCCCTCATAACCATAAATGTTATTGTTAAATTTTCGGTTGCTTGACTAGCTTTTAAATAGACTGTCGAGCCATCCCACGCAGTAGGACCGTCAATTACTATGCCATTACCCCTATGCCTAAGTATTATCCTATATTTGGGGGTAATCTTCAAGTTATGTCTAATACCTACCTCAGTCCCAGCAGAAGGAAGGGTAACGGTAAGTATCTGCCCGTTCATATTATTAGTTAGGGTAATGCCCCTCTGAAATAGAGAGTTCAAACCATCTGCTTGCTCTCTAGCTACCTTTTCATGATATTCCTGCTTTTCAGTTTTAGGGGGTTTAGAAGGAGGGTTCAATTCACTCTCTTCTACAGTAGATTCTAAAGGAGCAGGCTTTAAGTACTTGTCGGAAGGTAAATCTACTAAAACAGGTTTAAATTCAGGGACTCTCATCGCATTCCCTTTGGCTTACTTTGAGTGAGCTCAAATTCAACCTCATATCCAGTTATTAGAAGTCCTTCCTTCTTATTGGTACTAGCGATTTTTAACCTCATTGAATGAGTCTTTATATTCGGTAAGTTACCATCGTCTACCTTAATATCATCAGTTATTTCAAGCTCAAATCCCCCAACATCCTCTTTCGCCCAGTTGCATTGAGTGGTTATAGTTGGAATCCAATTAGTGACTCCTGCACTTATAAGTATAAATCTAACCCATTTTTTCAATAGGGTAGGAGCATCTAGGTCAAACCATCCTGTAGTGTAATAGGAGTTTATCTTACTCCCTGCATCGGTAAGACTCTCAGAGTTTCTCAAGTAGAGATTGGTCCCATCTGAAATATAGATTTTATCTACTATCGAGATAAAGCCCCCAATAGCATCTAGAGAATCATGTAAATACCACTCCTTATAATAGTAGTCGAAGACAAGAATATCCCCACCATTTCCACCTGTGTAGGGTAGGAAGGTGTATATTTTCTCATTGTAGAAATCATTAATAGATTTTGAATTAGTTAAATCATAAGGTTGTGACACATCATTTCCAAAGAGAGGTTGAATAATATCCGAAATCTCTTTTGGGGGCTGACCACCTGTGGAACCATACATCCCTTTTGGAGTGATATAAATATGCCCTCCATCCACTTCCTCAATTGAACGATGGGAAGCTGCACCAATTTCTGCTGTCTGTGTTTTTCTAGTCCTTAAGGTAGCTGAGATAAAATCCCCATATACATAATAGGATTGCTCTCCCTTATGTACTGCCAAGGAGTCATCATTTCCATGTAAAGCTATAATGGGTCCATCATTAGATACACCTACTGCAAATACATAGTCAGGATTAAAGGTTTCAACCGTTGCCCCGTTGGTGCTAGTTGGGAAATCAGACCATTGAATATTATCTGTTATTAGGGTGTTATCCGCAGTAGTTGCTCCGGCATTGATTATGTTTCCATCACTATCCACACCACTTAAAAGAGCCCCACTAACTAAGTGATTTCCAAAGGTTGTCCAATATTTAGCCTTTGGAGGCAATTGACGGATAAATGAGTCATCATACACCTCAGTCAATATCTGAGCATCAACAGCAGGAGCTATAACAATAATTGACGTAATTGTGGCATCATCTTCCTGCGGAAAGAGAGGATTAACCGATGATTTGGTGTAGTTAAAAAACTTATCCGCTGAATTGTATATTTCTATCCCATACGTTTTATCGATGGGTCCTGCGCCAACTAACCAATCAAAAGTTCCAACACTAGCTGCTGTATAGGTTATTGTTGTGGCGGTTACCGACTCTACTTCTAGATACGCTAATTTGGTGACTGCAAAGGTTGACCCCGAATAACCTTCTATTGTTCCACCTGTATCTTGGACAGATAGAACTTGGTCGCCCACTTCAAAATTGTGGTGTGGGGGTCCTGCATGAGTGGCTGTGTCTACTGTTAAAGTTAGAGCTCCAGAGTTTATAAGGACGGGGGATAAGGAAAGTCCAAATCTTTGAACAAACCCATCATAGTAAGGGTCCATTATAGAAGGGATATCCCAAGTTCCACTTATTAACTTATCGTCTATTTGCTCAAATTCCGACCATGTAGTGTTTGATTGCCCATCCCTCACCAACATTAAAACTCTGTAGAAGGTCGTTCCAGCGAGTACATTGGAGGTTATTTTAGGCTTGGGAGCTCCTGCCCTACTTATTCTAAACCCATCGTACTTCCAAAGGTGCTCAATATCTGCAAACTCCTTAGAATCATCAGGGTCATTCCAATAAAGGACCCTATTGTACTCAACCGTCTTTGTAGGTTTAGTCCAATTTGGGAGCCTTTCAGTCCCTACCCAAACAGGGTTCTTTTGCATATTAGGTATTTCTTTAAGAATAGAACCCGTCAGTTTAAAAAGTCCTGAGGTATTAACAGTAGCTGGAGTTGCAGGGGTATTTGGATTATCTTTAGTAAATTGAACTAGAGCCAATAACTCCTTATTTTGTCCGTCCCCGATGTACTCAAATAGGTCTATAATTGTTGTACTTGTAGGTACTTCTATCCCGTCCTTAAGAACAAAAGTTACGGATAGGTCATCTACTCCCCATCTTTGACGAATCTCTCCCTGAATATTCTTTTCAACATTCTTTAGGTCAGAAGCGTATTCTGGAGGTCTATTGATATCCGAATCTCGTAAATGTAGCCCTTTAAGGGAGTATACTTTTTTGAGCATATTAGTAACTTATATATGTGTCTTGTCCAGTAGGGACTTGTTTAGGGTCTCTAGCCATATCAGCATAAAGAGCAACCATTGCAGCCCTTTCTTCACTAGTGAATATATTACTGTTTAGGATGTCAGCAGAGGAATCAACATAATTAATCTTTCTCTCTACATACATAGTCATGAACTCCTCTAATATCTCAGGAATCTCTGGAGTCGAGTCTACGCTGTCTATCCTGTCCCATTTCTTAGCGTAGTTTATTCTAATTTTAGATATTGAACTAAGCCCAACTAATGAGGTTAAGGAGATTTCAAAGAATCTACCCCTAAGTAAATACCCGTATTCGGTGGATACCTCTTGAAGAGACAACCTATGTAGTGGGTCAGACTTTGAACCATCTAAGCGAAGGGGAACTATTGAATATATGGTGTGAGGTCCCAACATATTTGAAGGGAGTTGAAATGCTGTTTGATTGGGTTCTACGGTGTAGTCTTGAAAGTTGTAAAACACAGGGTCTTGAGGATAGGCATTGTATACCGTCATCTGGATGTGTCTAGAAGCAGAGTCAAAAAATCTCATTAACATTATATCTGTGAATCTAGATTTACCATTGTTATTGGTATTGTCCCTGACTTCTGAAATCATATCTTTTACAGTTCGAGTAGACATTAGACTATCTTTCCTCTAGTAAGGGTTCTTATCATCCCATCCATTGCACTAGACATCTGATTTCTATGGTCTAGTTGAGCTTCTCTTCTCTGTACGTTATCAATATAATCTTCTTTCTTACCTTGTTGGATAGTACTTATTGCCATCTTTGCAGCTATGGCATACGGGTTACCTGTAGCAGCTCCGGCTGAAGCTAGATTGTCTATCCCATCTAGGCTACTAGAAAACCCCGGGTCCTTAGGGTCCTCTGGCATACCAATATTTATTGGTTTAGCTGTTATTTCACTCTGCTGTCCAGCTTGAAATCTCCGCATAGCCATTTCATCGTACAGGGAAGCATTGTTAGCCCCTCTATTGCTTCCTTCGTCTAACATGCCCATAGTTTCCTCACTTATCTAATATTTTATCCATTTTGGTATTTAATTTATCTAAGGATTTAATCATATACACTCTATCATTCTTATAGGTAGCATCAATGGTAGCTATGTCTTTAGTATTGGTAGCTATGGCTTCCTTATCGCTGATAATATTAGTCCCACCCCATGCCATTAGCGATAGAATCAGGGTTGCGAGAATAGCTGCGGTAGCTTTCTTATCCATATTATTCCTTTTGAGGTTTATCCTGAGAACAATTGTAATGAGTTCCGCTTAACTTAACTTGTGTAACGGTTCCTTTTCCATCACCCGTATGCTTATAAGCTAAACCGTTTCTGCACTCATGGTAAAATGGAACCCTCTGCATACTACAAGTTCCTGTAAGTTCCGTTTTCTCTTTTGTAATTCTATTATATCTGTAGTTCTTTCCACCTATACAGGCGTTGGCATCGGCTCTAATAATTAAAAGTCCATCCTTATTGATTCGATTAAATTTCATTGCCATTAATGGTTGAGAAAATAGGATAAATAATATTAAATACTTCATTTTTAACTCCTGTTAGTTGTCGAACTCTTTAACTATTACATAATGCGCGCTGTTACTGGTCGTACTGTGATTTTGCATGCTTATAAATTTCCCACTAGGAACTGATAGCCCGCAATGTAAATCGGTATGAGGTTCAAAAGCATTATCATTAAACCAAGCTTCTGACCCAGTATCATTATTACAATGGACGGGGTTAGTCGCTGCCGATACCTGACTTACTCGCCCTCCGACATCCTCGTATAACATAGCCCCTTGTCCAAAAAGTCCGTCTACTTTTGTGGTGTGCCTGTCGCCCAAAATGATAGCGTGTCTTCCGGCAGGGGGTGAATAATCTATAAAGGCTGCGCCGGAGGCTACCCGCATAGTGGTATAGCCATTAGCTGCCCCTACATGGGCATAGAGTTCAAAAGTATCTTCATTTCCCAAATCAATAGTTTTATTTCCTACAACTACGCAATTATTACACCCCAAATCCCCTACAGTTGTCCCTGCTCCTTGGGAGAAAGCTACCATCGGAAATAGCAATAATAGTAATAATAATTTCTTCATGGTTTTCTCCTGATTCTTATATAATTTGCGCCAAAAAATGGCTGTGTTACTCTGTTTCCGCTTGATTGCTGGACATTAATATAAGTCCCATCTTCACCGTAAATATCTAAGTTTCCATCAATTTTTAATCTTTCAATTCCTGAATCATCTACCATTTCAATATCACCTTGAATTATTGTATTAAAACCACTTCCCACCAATTGTATTGGGGAGGTGGCTGAAACATTTTCGATAAAAGTTCCTGTAAGGAATGTAATTCTATCGATTCCAAGACCTGTCGCCGAGGCAATAGCGTTCGATATTAGCACATGTGTCGCATCGTCACTAGCCACTTGAGCAACCGAACCGACAATGATAGGTACTCCTCCACCCCAAGCAGAGTCCAAAGTTGAAGAAGCCGAACTAGCGGCTGGGGTTTGCCAAGTAGTAGTTCCAGAACCATCCGTAGTTAAAACCTGTCCGGTCAGTCCACCATCATCTGGTAGAGTTATTGTATAACTAGCAGCTAAACTTCCTGATGTTTGAATAGCTATTAGGGCTGTTCCATTTCCAGCCTGTTCAAACAGTCTGATTGGGGAGTCATTCCTCATATCGAGGACCCCATCAATCTGAACTGTGGCTGAGGCATTTAAAATATCTGTTACATCATCATAAGTTAGGTCAGGGGAGCTAGAAGCTAATCCAGTCAATCCACCAAACCATATTTCCGTAGGATTTAAGGTAGTTAAAGGTCGATGGTTCGCTACTGAAGCAAACTCAATAGTAGGTACTTCAATTATTTGACCACCACTAGCAACCATAATTCCGGTGTTAAGGAGGGCTACTCCTGAATTAGTTCCACCTTGAGCAATAGGTAATATTCCTGAGGAAGAAGCAAAAGGAATTGTGGGGACCTCTATAATTGAGCCTCCACTAGCAACCATAATGCCCGTATTTAGGAGGGCTACGCCTGAATTAGTACCACCGTTAGCAATAGGTAAAATAGAATTTACGCCAGAAACTAGTGAAATTGTTGCAGTTACTACCTCATTAGCCGCATTTAGGACTAGAGGTAGGTCTCCGGTTAAGAAAGGGAGAGTGACCTCACCTGCAGGGGCGAGGACTAAATCTCCCGAAGTAGTTGAAAGGGTATTACCGTCCAGCCTTAAATTCTCAAGGTTAAACTGGATAAGCCCTGAAGCTACTCCTGTATCTGTTATCGAAAGAAAAGAATCTTTAAGAAAACCAGTGTTAGTACCGTCCCAATGCGGAACAAAATCATCGGTACCAGAGCCAGAAACAGTACTGACAAAAAAGCCCCAAGTAGTAGTTGTTCCGTTATCAAGCTTACGATAGGGGGTTCCTGTCCCTCCTTTTTGCATATAGAAGGTTCCGGCTTCAGCGTCTTTAGCCACCACAGTAGGGTCATCGGTATCCCCCGTCATTATCTTGATATCTCCACCTTTAAAGAGGAGGTTGGGTTTTAGAATAAGTACGTCCGGACCTTTTGGAATGGCTCCAGTACCAGCACGAAGCTCACCAACGGCAAGTATCATAACTGATAAGCAGCAAATCCATAATATCCATAATTTAATATTCATATATTCTATCCTATGAAATTAATTGCATAAGCACTAGTTACATCATCTATAATTACCGCTTTACCTGCCTGTACTGACAGTCTAGTTCCTACAGCTATAGCCACAGGTACCTTCTCATCTGGAGTTAGGGGTAAGTGGCATAGAAATACCTCTGCACCTAACAAACCTGTATATAGATTAACAAATTCACCCATGTCATGGCTCATCATTAATTCAGTTATTGGGGCTGCTGTGGCAGTTACAATCTCTAGAAAGGCTCCACCTGCGGCTGGAATTGCCCTACCACCTGTAGGAACATCCAGAGGAATATCCATAATATCAACAACCGTTCTAGGAGGTGGAGTAACGAATTGATTTCCGTTTAAGTCAGCTGTAGCTGAAACGTACCTAAGTTGGTCGAAGGTATCAGTAACTACAGGAGCTGCTGAAAGACCAATAAGGACTATATAATCAGTCCCTGTACTTATAACTTGAGCCTCTTCCCCTAATTGGGTTCCAGAGGTCATTCTAATTACATCATATTGTTTTATTGTGTGTGCGGTCACCGGTAGTACAAATCTAGATAATACTCCATTTGCATCTACCGCATCTACCGCTAAAGCTGTGGCGACCGAGCCCAAAATCTTGGGAGAGGTCTTTAAAGCGTATATGTCCTTAGAATGATTAGATAAGGAAGCATATCCTTGTTCTTGGCGAACATCAGCAGAAAATCCATTCCCGACCGATATTGCTTTGTTCCATAAATTGCTGAGGTAACCTTTCATTGACATATCTCCACTCCTTAAGGGCTTCTTTGTATACTCCTGCTATATTAGCAGATTTGTTCTTTTATATCCAATACACCTTTCAACTGTACAATTCTAATCTTAAAAGGTGTATCCTTATCCAATAGGTCTATTTCAAAATCTTTGGAGGAAGTGTCTAGCAATGCGGTTTGGGCATCTGTTAGGGATATTGTGATATTTCCGCAGTCATTTGAACCATTTATAACTATTGTAGTAGCAATCCTATCAGCAGTTATTGCTGCTCCAGTGCTTACAAAACAAGCAGTTATGTTGCCTGTGCCTGAAGCGTATTGGGTTAAATCTAAATTTGCCCCATCTCCATCTTTGAGTTGAACCGTAATATCTCTATCTTCACCTTGAATTATTTTAAGACTCATTAACTACTCCTTCAATTATAGTATCTTGTTCTATTGTACCTAGCAATATTTCCTCGATTAAGGCACCTTCTAATCCAGTATCCGAGTTTGCTACTGCGACAATATCTGCTACAGCACCCCCAATATTGGAAACTTTAGCATCTAAGTTATTCTCGATTAGTTCTCCTATTATGTCTCTCACGAATATCTCCGATAGAAAACGAGGGTTATATTTAGTTTCAGGACTAGTCCCATTTGATTTCCGAATAAAGTATAACACCTTAATTGCGCCATTTGTAGGCATCGTATGGGTTTCTTCTGTATAAGAGCCATCCCCCTCGTTATTTAGTTCAAATTCGGAAGTCAATATTGTGCCATCTAGCTCCTCTATCCTAGAAAATACCCTAGTAGAGGGAAACTTAGCCCCGTCACCTAGTTGAATTTCTAATTCTAAGGTGTCCCCTAGCTTTTTAAAAACAGACAAAAATTACCTCGTATTTATTTCTATATAAGCCTTAATCATCATAAATAACCCCTATATTTCAAGCCTCTACAGGTCTAAGTAAGGTTGTGCTGCTAAAGTTGCTGCGGGTTCGTCAACCGCTAATAATACCGCCACAACGTAAGTATCAAATAAAACTCTTTCCGTTATAACCTTTAATGCAATTGCCCCTAGTATCTTAGTTAAGTCGGTGTCATCTATTATATTATAGCTGTCTCGCTCATCAAAAGTGAAAACCTTAAAGGTGTAAGTAGCTAACCCTTTTGAAAGAAGCGTTTCTATCTTTGTCCAATTGTCTTGGCTTTCGGTTGAGCAAGAAAACATTTTTCCTGACGACGCTGGGTATTCAAATAAAATTTTATGTGAGTTAAATCTATCACTTCTTTTTTCTACAAGTAGTGAAATAATTTCATCTTTAAAAGTATTTAAACTAACGGGAATAAGTACGCCAATTTTGTGGGTTGTTTCTATAAGTTGAGATAATGAAAAGTCATAGGACCATTGTTTTGATAGGTCGATTGCCGTGGCATCTATTCCGGTATAATCAGCTACGTTAAAAGGTGGCGTATATTCATTACAAAAATTTAAAACCGCCGTAGTTATGTTTACCGCATCCCTAAATTCTTCTAATGGCACTAAGCCTATATCACTTTTTACTATTGCTACTTTCATTTAACTTAACTCCTGTAGAAAATACATTGTAGTTTCGCCTGGCTTATTGGAGGCGTCCCATTCTATCTCTACATAATCGCCCGCAAGAACGCTTACGGAAATAGTTTCGACTCCTGATTTTGCAGCACCGGACAAATTTGTTAAAATTACGGTAGCCTCAACGCTTCCATTAATATGTATTTTCATTTGAGTTCATTTGAGTTGAAGTAGTTCCGTCTTTAGTTTGGTAAGCTAACTTAGTTAAAGTACCGTCTGAAATAATTGGTTGGCGCGTTTTAGTTTTCGATAACTCGTCAGCATCACTAGACTTTCCGTTAGCGACTAAAAACCTTCCGAGAGTATCGGACTTAGCTCCGAAAGGGCAGCAAGCGATTACTTGCGTTCCACCGCCACCACCTGCTGGAACAGAATATGCCCCCGTCCCATCTAAATACTTAGTAGCATCATTAGGTGCCTTAGGGGCTAACCCATGCGCTGTAATGGAAACATTCAAATCCGTATTATCATCGGGCTCAGCTAAATCATCTAATTTTATTGCATCACTACCGCCTGATTGGTGGCTAACTGCGTGAGCTGCGATAGGTGTTGTGAAATAAGCCAAAGAGGTCCAGACTGTGACCCCATCTCCAAACTTTAATTTTTTAGTGTCAGTCTCAAAACCCATCTCACCATCGGCTAAAGTAGGATTTACGGAAGTAAAATTAGCGGCGGTGTCTCTTCTGATTTGTATTTGTACTGCCATTAGGCTCCTCCCCCATCAGCTACTTGAGTTAATAGGTAAACTGTTCCGGCTGAACCCCCTTCTATATTAGAGTCTGTGGAACCTGAAAATTCTTGCCAAACCCCTAACACTCTTTGCCATAGTTTAGAACTGGCTGTATCGGTATAAAAGGAACCGTTAGGGGCATCATCCGTAGGATTGCCAGAGCCAGAAAAAAACCCTCCAGCTCCATCTATTATGAGTCCTTCATTTACTTCAAAAGCTTTTTCTTTATCGAAAGCCATTAAATAGCCACCCTTGAAACTCTTTGAGCTCTAACATTTATAGCTGACGAGGCAGCAACATTTAGCCCTATAGTTTGGGTGCCTGCACTTCCTGACAATTCAACTGTGACTGTTTTATTAAAACTAGCCCCAAATTTCAATTTACTATAGATAGTATCATCTACATTAACAGCATCGGCTGTAGTTTTTCCATCGTGCATTGCCCGTATAATAAATGACCTGACTCGGGATTCGTCAGAGGCTAAGGTTAAATCTACCTGCCATGTAACAGACCTATAATCATCCACTAGTAATGAATCAATTAGCTGTTTAGTAGTTACGGAGTTTTGAGTAAATTGAGCATCTAGCCCAAAAATAGCATCAGCATTTTCTTGAATACCAGCCTTAGCAGTCGTGTTATTGGTTAAATGGGTTTGAGGACCCACATAAGACCCAAAATTGGTATCTCCCTGACTAATACCCATTGCCGTGTCTTGAGCATCGTTATTTCCATCAACTTTTTCAATTGCTGATTCAACAGTATCAGCAGAAGTAATATTCCCTGAAGCAGCAGTATAACCGCTGGATAAATTAATGCCAGTAGCAAAATCCCAATTAACATCACCAATTTTATTTAAAACTGCACCGTCATAATTAACAAGAGCTTGTTTTTCTTGTTCGTCAGGACTATCTGGTAGGTAATTCTTAACTATAAAATTATCGCCAGCAGTAAGAGGATTTGAAGTTTCTTCAACTAATGTAATATCTGGAGCTGAAACAGCAGTAACCTCAAATAGTTTTACGGTCCCGCCAATTCCCGAAATTATATAATCCCCAATCACAAAATCTGAAGAGTCCAAAAACGGAGTCTCATCATCACTAAATGGAGTTGCCGTTAAATCTCTAACACCAGCAGAAAGAGCTTCGCCAGTACCAGCTACAACACTTTCATCTCTAAAACTAAGACTTAAAAGGTCGTCCAGCGTGGCATCTTTTACCCATTTGTCGGCTCCAGAGCCAGCAGTCTTTTTTGTATATGTTGAGCCTATACTGTCTTGTTGAAAATATTTGGAACCCACATCAGCAGCATCTTGGTCTCCTGCGTCACCGCCGGGAACACCAGTTCCTTTTAAAAGAGATATGCCACCATCCCCATTCTCATCGGAGATTTTCCCTCCTCTTTCTATATCAAATAAATCCCTAGCCATTTTATCCTCCTAAAATTAACTGCCCAACGGTTACAGTTAATGTAAATAGTTCGTTATTTTTTAATCTTATAAGTACATTTCCTGCACTTGATATCTCGCTAATTTCCATATCTATAACCCCTAACTTAGCAAATAAGGAACTACTTAAAGCCCCATCCGTCCTATTAACCATTAAAATCAATGATTTAGACTTATTCTCAGTCTCATTTCTGGCGTTAATTATATAGTACCCCAACCTATATGAGGTTTCGGCATCTGAAGAAATAGTGATGGTGCTGCCAGAAGTTACAGTCTCTTCTCGCTGTTCCAGTTCACTTATAGGAACAAAAGGCATAATACTCCTCTTCTAAAAGGGCTAGATTCATTGAGAACCCAACCCCATTATAGATTAATAGTTATGCTTCGTAATCAAATCTTTGGTCTGTTGCACCCAAAGTCAAACTAATATCAGCATCTTGAGCTGCTCCTGTGGAAGCTGCTGTACAAGCTACTTGAATAGTTGAACCTGTAACTGCTGTAACTGACAATGTAGTGTCTGCAGTAGAGGTTGACCAACCTTTAAGGAATAAATCCCTTTCAGCTGATGCTTTACCCGTTAATGTGATTGTGTAGTCTCCTGCACCGTTGTCTGCAACGTCAGCCACTAGAAATCTATCGACTCCTGTAGCTGCGGGAGTACCAGCTGTACCAGTAATTCCAAAATGCATTTCACGATTTCCGACCTGAGCCGTTTTGATACTGCGTTTAGCAGCTCCTTTTCCAGACATAAAATTCTCCTATAACCCTTGGGAGGGTATGTTGAAAGTGAGGAGGTTTTTAAGCCCCCTCACTCATATTACTTGGCTAAGTTCTGTAAAACACCATGAGCAGTTGGCGTAATATAGTTCTCATAGTAACCACCGTAACGGGCTTCATATCCGTCAGAAGCTGATTTTCTAAGGAAAACAGTTCCGTCATCATCAAACCAACCGAAGTCAGGTCTGTGATGTACTTCAATGAAGTTGTCATTAAGGAAGTAAATCTTATCTTCTGGACAGAATCTGTCGATAAAGATACCGATGGCACCTCTAGTTGACATGAACTCTACACCTGAAAATGAAAGGTTACCCTTAATATTTCTGTTAGGTAAGTTGTAAACTTTTTGGTCCTCTAGTAAAGCAAGGATGTTTCTGAATTGAGTGTAATGAACAACGATTAGGTTTGGAACCTTACCAAACTTACGCTCTACATCAAGCATAGTGTTATTCATCTTATCGACTGTAACACCTGTTCCTGTAGCATCTACTTTAGTCATTGACCATCTACGCTCAAAAGGGATTCCGTATAGGGAACCTGAAGAGAAGTTCTCAATTCCGGCAAGACCTTGTGGGTCATTCTCATAAGAACCCTGCATACAAATACCTTCGGTAAGTGCAAGAGGTAGAGGAGCAGCTGCAGCGGCGGCAAGAGCTACCGAAACACCAACCAAATCAATAGACTGGGCTGCATTATCAACCTCAACAATCTCTAAAAGAGTAAGTTCTGCAGTACCTCCAGCATTAGATGGAAGAGCAGCAATACCTGTAACGGCATTTACAAAGTCTTTTTCTTCAAAGTTTTCTAAATGGAAATCAGCATCAAAGAACACCTTATAAGGAGAACCTGCAGTACCTGCACCAGTTACGTCTTTTGCACTTGAAGCACCACCGAAACCACGACCTAAGATACCTGAACTATCACCAAAAAGGATTCTAGAACAGTTTCTCATGTATGATTCAACAGTCTTCTTAACGGTTTCTCTTGTTGCTTGAACAAAAGCACCTGCACTATTAGCTGAAGCCTTGATTGATTCTCTGTCGATATCAGCCGTAGCATATACCTTCTTAGATTCAATTAAAGCTCCCTTATAACGACCTGCATTTGCAGTTGGTAAAACACCTGAACCAACACCACCTGAGAAACTCAAAGGAGTTGAAACAAAACGCTGCTTACCTGTGAAGTCATACCGCTTTTTAGCTCGCCCATGTAAAACATTGTACGAGTTGTACATATTTTCTGATTTTTTATAATAATTGATTTTGAATAGGTCCGTCTGGTCCGTTGGGGATGCAGAGGTACCTAAATTAAATTCTGCCATTAGTTACTCCTAACCGTAATTGAATTGGTCGCTTTCATAATCGTCAAACGACTCAACGTGGTCATCGTCCCTAGTTTTACCTACCTTTTTGGGGTTCGTCCCTTTTGAGGACAATTGGTTCTTAGGTTCAACGACTTTTTTGTTTAAACTAGAGATATCATCATTGATATCCTCTATTTGGAATCCCAATTTACGTCCGGCTAATTTCACAGCTTCCTCTGGTTCTAAGTAGTCATTAGCTCTTAAAACTTGAGTGGTTGCTGATATTAGGTTAACCATCTCGTCATCCCCTAATTCTTCTCTAAATTGTCCACAAACGTCTTCAGCTTTTTCGGCAAACGGTACTATTGCTATAAACTCGCATACCCTTTCCGCTGAAAGGTCATTTGTATCATAACCTAGCGATATCATTTGGGTCTGGGCTTCCTCAAATTGCTTGTCGTTGACCCCATACTGTCGCCTTACCTCTACATCCTGATTTACCCGGTCCTCATCGGCTTTCCGGTCCTCAGTTAGTTTGGTTTGGTTAGTCTGGCGGTCAAGAAGTATTTGATTCTTCTTTTCAGACCAGTAGAGCTTTTGTTCAGCCTCGTCCATATCATTATAATCTAGGGCGAGCTGTCCATAGTGCTCTAACATTCTCTGTTCGTACTTTAACACATCATGCCCACCAATATCAACTAAATATCTTAAGGCTTCTGCAGGGTCGGCTTCGGGGTTTCTAAAGATATCATTAATATGAGTCCCGACTCGACCTAATCTTTCGACTACTTCCTTCTTATCTGACTCAAATGAGTCTCTTTCCTTATTGAAAGTGTTCTTTTGCAGCTCATGGTCTTGGAACTTCTTATCCCAAGATTGATTTCCGCTATAATTGCTCATTAGCTCTTTAACTGGGACGAATTGCTTTTTACCGTCTACCTTGACTGCAACAGTGGCATTTTCATCTAAATCTATAGAGTCATCTCCGCTTTTAAATCTGACAGCCTTTCCTGTTGGTTGTTCCTTAGGAGCCTCTTCTTTATCCTCTGATTCTCCCTCTGCAGACTTATCTCCATCTTCTTCCTCTTTTGAGTCGGCAAGTTGCTCCTTTGCAGCTGCTTTTTCTTCCAGTTCGTTTGCCGAATCCATTGTTTGAGTTGGGTCGTCCTCGTCGTCTTTTCCTGCTGACTTCTTTGCAACCTCTTGTTTTTCTTCTGTTTTCGCACTATTATCCTCTTTAGTAGGTAGTTCAATAGCGTCTTGGCTATCAAAACTATCGAGGTCATCATTGCTCGGAGGTGACCCTTCGGGTGAAAATCCTTCAAATTGCTCTACTTCCTCTACATTCTCATTTTGCTCAACTAAACTCATTCTGGTGCTCCTTCAGTGGGTTTTTTCATTTGTGTTGCATCTACAGCTCCCTCTTCCATCCCTTGAGGTGGAATACCTTGAGCGTCCATCATATGACCTGCAATAACTTTAGTCATAGGCATAGGAGTTTCAAAGAATAACGGGTAGTTATCTAATGCTGCTACTTTTGTAGCGAAATTGATATTCTTTATAGACCTCTCATACATCTGCATTTCAAGAGTCTTCATATACTGCTTCATTAGTGCTTTGGGTCTCTCCTCAATTGATTTATAGGAGAATGCTTGCATAGCTTTCTCAAATACGGAGTGAGAGGTTAAAAGGTCATCAGAAATCTCAGGAGGGTCAATCTGGTTCCCATCTAAAATCTTCTGGACTGCTGTATTGGCTGCATTTGCTCCAACAGCGGCTCGGTCCTTAAAATACTCATCATTACCCAAGTCCAGCATTTGAATGATTTCTGGGGTCCTGAATACAGGGTCCATTTGGGTCGCTGTGTTTAGGTCGATAATTGCAGAGATTTTACCTGACTTAGTATCGGGCAAAGCTGAACTATTCTGAACCTTAACATCATAAACCTTAGTAAAATCAGCATTTTGCATAGACTCAATTAGGTACTCATTATCCTTACCTAAAATACGGACAGTTCTACCGTCCTCAGGAGTGTAATACTGCTTCATTCTAGACAGAGCCATTTTTCCTACATCGACCACTCTTCTCTTCCTCTTACTCTCCTGAACCATAATTCTTTGGGATTCCTGCTCGTCAAGGAATCGGAGGGCTGAGTTAGCGGTGACTCCAGTCGGTACTTCACCCCTACTTACATCATATTGAGTTGAGTGCTGAGAAATCTTCTTCTCTAGTCTATCTTGCATTTCAAAAGATTGAGGGGGAGTAGGATTATGAGTCACAAGCTGAGGGGCTACGGCTCCCTGATATTCCACGATAGTCAAATCATTATTTAAGGAATGTACGTTACAGGCATTTTTAGGCATCATCCATTTAGGAGCTGAAGCCCAAGAGTAATCCCTAGCTTGTGCTGACTGTATATTATTATAGTATCTTTGCATTTGTTCAATATTTGTGATGAATGAACGACCCCAAAACTCACCGTACACATCAATATCTGTGTCAGGTACGCAAGGTAGCTTTCCATCCTCATATGGGAAATCTGTCCATGTCAGGATTAAATCATCACACCAGACTATCTTGGCTCCTTCAGGAAGAAACTTCGTAGGTCTGTGGTAGAAGGTGGTTACCATTATTTGAGACTTAGGTCTGATTAGCTCGGCTGAATCAAAGTCATAAATTTGGCGAGTGTTTTCAGTTATATCATTCGCCTTACTTGGGTACATCTTCTTGAGCTCTTCTACATGGTAGTAGTCGATATGCTCAATATGGTTTATTTCTTCCCAAGTGAACTTGTTCTGCTCTACATAAATCCTATCGGGTCCATAGGTCTTAATTGTAACATCACCAATATGGACTTCAGCCCCGCCTTTAGGCATTTGCTTCTTTATCTCAGTGGGAATCTTATCCCCATACTCCTTCCTTATATTCTCGTAGGCTGGAGAGATTGGTCCTGCGGTTTCATCCCATTCAATAAACATGAATTGGTGACCAAAGGTGAATTGCACCCTATCCGCAACCTGATGCTTTTGTTCTAACTTCACATCTTCTGCCCATGAATCGTAGAGTAGCTTACAAGCCTTAGCATTATTGATATCTGATTGCTCGGCATTATTAGGTATGAAAGCTAAATTGTGCTTCATTCTAGCATTTTGACTGACCCTACCTTCAACCATTTCCCATACAAAATTAACTGAATGCCTTGGTCTTCGGTGAGTGTATTCCATATCCCTTCTGGTATCTCGTGTGTCGAAGAAACGCCAGTGAATATTTTTATACATGGCTTGAAACCTACGATAAACGATACGGCGGGAGTGTGCGGCACGCTCATTATTATCAAAATTTTGAACGAGCCATTCATGAGTCGACTTATCATCCTTCTTCTCCCTAAATTGAAACGGGGGGATATCTGTATCATCAAGCTGTCGCTCGGTGCTTAGAAAATCATCAAAACTATCTGTCCATACCATTATTGAGTCCTTTCTTTAAATTGCTCTATTTTATTTGAGATAGCGACCACTTTTAAATTTGTTTCTTCCTGCATAACTAATAGAGGCTCAACTCTATCTAAGTAGAAGTGTTTCAAAGCTATCTTTACATGATGGTCGTCCACGGTGTATCCGAGCTTGTTACAGTTCTCTAACCACCAAGATTCCACATACTCTAGCCTTATTCTCATATCTTCCATTATGACACCTCAAATCCTTCTTCATCTTTAAATTTATATTCATCTTGAGGAGCGAATTTCCTCAGTATCTCTTCCGCTGAATCTGCTGGGTCATCTGCAGTCCTTTGAACTGGAGTGAACTCTATTTTATGTGTCGATAGTTTCATACCCCTAACTTCTGAATAGGCTAGAATTGAAAATACGACTGTTGCTAATGAAAATAGAAATGCAGTACTGCTCAGTACTAATGCTGCTGTTACCACTATCTGCTCCTAGTAGAGGGTTTGCTCATTTATAGTTTGCTCGTCATAATACCGTCTGTCCACACTTTGCTCCTTATCTAATCCTGCTCTCCTTAGAGCATTGTATTTCTCTTGGGCTGCAAAATGATTTTTAGACTCTGTAGTTTGAGGGGTTAAGCCCTCAGAACCACTTGGGTCCATAATCTCAAATGCTGCTTCAGCATCCCCTGCCTTATAGGCTAGTGCTGCGGCTATTGGTCCCATCCAAGGAAGGACCTTTAATCCTGCTCCCTTTAGTCCTTTAGCAAACTTAGCACCCTTTTCCTTAGCATACTTCATAGTGAGTTTCTTATTTCTAGTACTCATAACGTCTTTCAATTTAACTGCTTTCCTAATTTTTGGGTCCCCTGTAATCCTTTCTAAATCGCTGGCTACTGAATGCCCTCCAGCAGCATTTGCCCCTAGATTACCCATATGAACGTCTTTAAGTATCACGCCTTTAGCTACGCCCCTTTGGTGCATATCCTGCATCTGCTTATATGCCTTTTCCCTAGCTTCAGGACTTAGTTTACCTAAATCTCCCACCATCTCTTGGCTTAAGGTCACTGGGGCTCCCTTCTTCTTTCTGTGAAAGTAAGAGTCTGCCCCCATATCCCCAAGAGCTTCCTGCAAGAAAACCCTATTCATTACTCGCCTTCTAGTCTCCTTAATCGGCATTCCTTTGGGGCGATTGAAGCCATGCAATCTTCTTTGATTCGCAGATAGCTTCGTTCTTTGGGGGATATCCTGTTTAGCAGCCTTAACGAACCTGCCTTCATGTGGTTCTCCTAACATATCTACGCCTTGAGGCATACTTTTTAGGTCGAAATCATCCTTCAACCTCATACTCTGTTTAAATTTACGAATTGATTTACGGGCTTGACCTACTTTTTCCGCTTCATACCTTTCCAAAGGTTTAAGGGGTCTATCTGCAAACTCTAATCTCTTACCCTTTTGCAACCTACTCCTAAGCATCTTATCCTTTAACTTCTTAGCCCCATATTTGCCTGCAGAAACTCCAAGAGCTAATCCTGCAGCTACCTCTAACCCACGACTTGGGGTTACTTCGCCACTACCTTCCTTCGCAATGGATTCAGATTTCCTCTTCATCCTTTGATGAGTAACACCTTCAACAAATGAGGCATTTATCTTCATCCTTTTAATGGAGGTCAGGTCATTCATTCGTAATACTCCGAGTCAATATGTTCAAAGGGGTTAGCAGCTGCTCTCTCATCGCGGAGCCCGTCCTCTAACCTAGTATATCTGCTCATCTCTTGCGCCTCGGTTTGGTCAGGAGCCACAACAGGAACTGTATCATAATAATTATTCGATAGGATGTATCGTAGGCAATCAATCTCATGGTCGTCCTCTGAACCAGTGTCCTGATTCTTAACAATTCTACCCTTATCATCTACCCTGTACTCCGCAAACTCATTGAACGTGTTTGGTGCTTTTTCACAGAAGAGGAGGCACCCCTTAAGGAGTAACATATCCTTAATCAGGTTAATTCGGTCTTCCTTCTTCTTCTTAAAATCCTTTCGGCAAGGCTCAAGCCCATATTCGTACTCATTGCTTACTTCATTCGCAAACCAAAGGGCTGCATTATCATATATCATTCTACAGTCATCGAACAAAATATTCCACTTCCTAAGTAAATCTAGGGCTCTTGGGAATATCTGCTTAGTACTCATTTTAGCTTTTTTGGTCTCATATATCTCATCGAGCACTATAACTTGCTTAGTTTCCTTGTGAATTACGGTCAGTTGGACTGCAAAGATTGATGCTGAGGCAGGGTCAAAGCAGAGGAAGAACTCCCAATCCTTATAGTACTTTAGCACCCTCTCCCTACAATCTAGTTCAGAGATAATGTGCTCATCCTTATTAATCATCGGAAAGATGTTCCTCTGACCAGCTTGCACTCTCTTGGCACCATATTCCCTAAACCACTTATCCTCTTCACCCTTGGCAAATAGCTCTGCTTTCTTCCTCTTCAGCCAATCCTTATCAATGTGGGGATTAACCCAAGAAGGCATGTTGAAATAAGCTTGATTTTCAGCTGTTCTAGCGTAATCAGCCATAGAGTTGAAATTCTTCTGATTGTCCTCATCGCCTTCACAAGGTGTACCCACGATAATGAGAGGGGCGTTGAATGTTGCTAAGTTTGGGTCCATACCAGTATGAAATTTGGGATGATGGTCCTTGAACTCATCATAAACAATAAGATGTGGATTGATACCACGATATGCTTGGTGGTTATCCGCCCCATCCAACTTCAGGAAGGAACCATTATTAAACTTTATCCTCATCTCACTATCATTAGGTTTCCCATTGATGTACTTCTCAGTGAGCTCCTTATATATCTGGTAGGCTTCCTCTCGACTATGTTTACCGTCAAAGGTGCGACCTGTTTCAGGGTTTATTAGGGGGAGGAAGAAATTCTGGAGTCTGTTGTTTGCCCAAACTAGCTCTTTCGCCTGTTTCTGAAAGGGGGCGATAAAGTAGCAGGCTGAATTGGGGTTACTGAGGGCGTAACGGTAGAGGAGATAGGCAAGCATCTCAGTCTTTCCAAACTTACGCCCACACTCAAGGAAGATAACTTCCTTACCTTCCCCAAATAGGGCTTTCTTTATAAGTGCTTGTCCGTCATGAGGCTGCCAACAAAGCTCTAAATCAAGAATCAGGTCCGATTCATAAATTAGAGCCTGTTCCTGCTCTTGACTTATTTCTTGTATACTGGCTTACCCGTATGAGGGTGATTCCCCAAAAGGATACCTTTAGCTTTAGCCTTTTTAGCCTCTGCCTTTTCCTTAGCTTCTAGAGCTTTAAGCTCCTTAGCCTCTTGGTTCTTCTTATCCTTAGCTTCTTGTTCTTTTTCAGTTAACTTTTTACTCATTATTTTCTCCTTATTTCTGATAATAACCTTTAGTGGTTGTGAATGCTAGTAGGGAATATTGTCAAGTGCTTTTGGTGGGGGATTTTGCAAAATCTTGATGGGGTTGTGAGTCGCTATCATCACTATCAAACCCATCTAGGGGGGTCTCCAACTCCTTGTAATTACACTCGATGCTCTCTATGTCCTTGATATCCTTAGCCTCACTACTAGTATCTGACTGCAGCACCAATAGACGCTCTGCAATGGAGAGTGACCTATTGCGTTGGGTGATGCGTATGGTTATATCTTCATGTACTGCATCATTGTATTGATTCGGTGCGTATCTATTGGCTAACCGAGTCAATGCCATGACGCTAGGTGGTAAGTGTTTAGTGCTTTGCTTCATTTTTATGATGCGGTCCGGATTGCTGTCATCAATCCACTCTTCAGTATTCGTGACCTCAACGGCACCTAACGCCAAGCGTTGTAATCCAGTCCCTATGACTTCCTGAGCTGCTAGGGTTTGCATCGAGTCACATTGCTGCTTGAATATTGAATCCCTAGCCATCCAATAACGTATAGCACTAAGGCTAACGCCAAGCATCACACTAATCTCTCTCAACGTCCTCAATTCACTCAATCCATTTACTACTTTTTCCTTAAGTATTTCAACTGTTTGCCTGTTTGTAAGTCTAATAAGATACTCCTCACTATATAATGATATCCACTTGACAGAATTATCCCTAATCCTGTATATTCCCTCATAGTAACAGAACGCTCAATTGAGAGCAAACAAGGATAATCGCAGAATGGAAATTTACTTAAATTTGCACAAAATGAAGTGGGCTTTGCGTGGCAAGGTTGATGGAAAGAAGAAAGTTCAAGGCTATTGTGACCAATGTCTTATTAAACCTACTCGCACCTTTATCTCTGAAAAGAGAAGACTAGCTATTGTCGCTGCATTGCCTAAACGCTCAAAGGAAATTCATGCATTCATTGAGGGAGAGCTACTCTCAACTAATGAGCCTATGGATACCTCCTCACTTGTTGAGATGAGTTATAATCCCTATTACGCAGGGTATTGGTACACCTCAAAAGACAAGCAACCTATTGACCCTATGCAATTCACTTACCTTTACTTTGATTCAAATACTAGGAAATGCTACGGCATTAAGTAACAATCGGTGCAATTACGCACCTTAACAAGGATAATATTATGGGCTTTTCAAGCTCTCTTTGCGCAAAGACTAAAGTTTCAATTCCAGCTAATTTAGGGGAAAGCATACCTAGAAAGCATAGTGCGGTAGTTGCCCTCTTTTCAGACGGTTCTATCTTCAAAGGTGACTATGATGGATATCAGCGTCTAATGATGGATGATGCCCTAGTGATTAACATTATGGATAAGCTAAAGGAAATAGGAGCCTTTAAAGATGATGGTAATTTTATGGACGAGTTCTATGCCAATGTTAAGCTAGTACTTCAATCAGCATACACTGGGGAAAAATTCGATGACTTACCCCCTAGCGAGAATTGCCCATATCAAGGTTTCTTCTATCCTGATTTTGCCTTGCACTACTTTCAAGGCTTAATTGAGCTAGAAGGATATGAGGCTAATTACGCACTGGATATGAAACTAAACCACTAGACTTGACAATCTTAACCACATTAACTATTTTAAAGGAGCCTACAATTAGTAGGCTTTTTTAATACCTAATCATGGGCAACAACAAGGATAAAACACCGTGAAAACACAATTTAAACTTAATGAACTAGCAGCCAAGATTACTCAAGAACAAGCGTCAAAGAAAGACTACCTTGCCAATACTGAACAAGTGAAAGCCCTTCCCAATGGTGAGATTGAACTAAAAGACATCGGACTCTTTAAGGTGAATAATAACGCTCACTCCCAACTATCCGCTAGGCTTAACATACCTAAGAAATACTATGACAAAATGACAGTTGAAGCGCCTGAGCTATGGGCTAACAACGTAAATCACTGGCTTTCTAATAATCCAGAGCAAAGATTAATCAGAACATTAGACGGCAAGGTTAGGGCATTTCTATCCGACCGTTATAGGGTACTAGACAACGTCGACCTTTTAGAAGCTGTATTGCCCACATTGATGGAAAGGGATGACTTATCAATTGAATCCTTGGCACTGACTGAAAATAAGCTTTATCTTAAGGCTTTCTTCACTAACCTTAACGCTGAGGTCACTAGCTCACCGAGAGTCAATGACTTTGTTAACGCTGGACTATGCATTTCTAATTCTGAAGTAGGAGCTGGCTCTCTATCAGTTTCACCTATGCTTAACTTCCTATTCTGCTCTAATGGTCAATATTCCGACCGCTCAACTAAAAAATACCATACTGGGGTTAAAAATAGCGTTGTAAATGGTAGTGAGATAACAACCTTCCTAACCGATGCGACAAAGCAAGCTAGGGATAGAGCTACCTTTATGGAATTGAATGACCTTGTTAAGTCTTGCATGAATATTGAATTCTTTAATGATGAAATTGCTAAGATTGAAGGGCTTACTTCTCAGAAAATTGACGGTGAGATTATTGAAGTTGTTAAATCTACATCAAAGCTATTTGGGTTCAGTGAGGAGCAAAATACAGGCATTTTAAACCACCTCATAAAAGGTGGGGACTTATCACGCTATGGGTTAATGAATGCCGTTACTAGGACTAGCCAAGACATCAATTGTTATGAGCAAGCTGATATGATGGAAAAGGTAGGGGGTAAAATAGTAACCTTATCAAATCACGACTGGAAAACATTAAGTACTGCCGTTGCATAGGTAGTAATTAGGGGAAATTAATACAATGGGATAGCCTACTGAATAGTGGGCTTTCTTATGCCCAATAGCCAACTTGACAAAGCTACCCTATTCCCTCATATTTAAAGTTGCTCAATTATGGGCTAACAAGGATAAAGACATGTTAATTAAAACTCCCCTGCAAAGGGAAATTGTTTCAATGTTCCAAAGGACTATTATTACCACCTCAATTTATGGGGGAAATAGCTATCTAAATTCCTGTAGTTTGGGGAGTTTTGAAAACAAACTGCAGCCACCTTTTAATGATACTGATAAAGAGGAGTTAAAAAGAGCCCTCAGTACCCTAGTAAGGCGTAAAGAGCTAGTGAGCTATCGCCCTTTCACCTATAACGGCAAGTTGAGGCAATGGGGACTACCTGAAATTAAGCAGGATAGATGCCGCAAAGTAGGACTGGACATCAATGCTAAAAATAAAGCTAGGATAAACGCTAAAAATAAGGGGCTATGTAATGTTAATTAATATCAAAGACACTTGGGGCATCAATCGCCTGCTAGTCGAGAATAGGAAAGTTAAAAAGAGTGAGGGAAAGACTTTCAATTTCCCCCTACCTGCATTCAAGGCTGCTACTGGAGAGACCATTTGCCATCAAGCCAAGGACTGCATTAAGCCTTGCTATGCTCAAGTCTACCCTTATGTTATCCCGGTAGTTAATGCAGCTCATAATAGGAATTTTGAGTTCTCAAAGACTCCTCATTTTGTTGACTCGGTAATCAGTGAGATATCCAAGAAAAAGAAGGTTGATAGGATACGCATTCATGACGGTGGAGACTTCTATAGTAGTGAATACCTTAGCAAGTGGTTTAAGATAGCTCTCACGTTCCCTAATATAGAGTTTTATTTCTATACTAAAGAAGTAGGCATGCTTAAGGAATGGGGTCCTATTGTGCCTAAAAATATGACTCCTATCTATTCTTATGGTGGAAAGCAAGACCACCTCATTAACCCCAAGACTGATAGGCATTGCAAAGTATTTCCTACTAGTGAGGAGTTAACCGCAGCCAATTATTCAGACGCTTCAAATGATGACACAGTGGCTACTGGGATTAATAAACACGTTGGCATTGTCTATCATGGTGTAGCGTCTAAAAACACTTTTAATAAAAGGAGAGTATAATGTTAACCGATTTAAAATTTCAACTCGCTGCATACTTCCTATTTCTTATAGGGCTAGGAGTAACCATATTATTCACAATTTACTCGTGTTACATAAAGAGAGGTACAAAATGGTAAATGAAATGACGTATGAGGAATTTATAGCTTTATTTGATAATAATATAGAGTTACAAGACAAAATAGACTTACTTGAAAATAAATTAGGCATACTTGTCGTAATTAAAGAGGAGGAGTAATGGCATTAAATGATAAATTTACATTACAGGAAAAGGTTCAATATTCTATGTTAAATAACCGTGAGGCAGCTATTTATCGTGCTATGTCTAATGCTCTATATGAGAAGCTGGCAGTTCCCACTCAAGAGTTAGAAGACTTTATAAAATATGAAGATGATACTTTGACTGGAGACCAATTTATAGAATTAAAATCAATATTAACCGATTTAAACCGTATACAAAAAGAACTTGCGGAGGTATAAATTTCCTACGCAACTAACAACTTATCCTTGTTAGGAAGGGGCTCTAAATTCATCCGTGATTTTAGAGCCCTTTCTTTTTACTATCAAACAAGGAAATGATAGCTACCTTCAAGTAATTTCATTATATTCCAGCACTTATAGCTTTGTCCAATAGGTCAAAGAACTCCTCATGCTTTAAAATAACTATCCAGTCCTTTCCATTCTTTTTATGAAATACTACTGGCTTATTATCCGACCCTACACAGTCCTTTTCAGCCTGCTCAATAGCCTTATAAGCGTTGAATTGTTCTACTCGCTTAACTTCTACCAAGTACCCCTCTAAACTAGTGACAACGTCTGGACTATCCGGAGAGCCACTAAATTGCTGCCCTCTCCTAGCCTTATATCCATTGTCTCTAAATAGGTCCCTGCATTCTCTTTCACCACGACAACCTTTAGCCCTTGAATTAATCTTTTTCTTGCCTTTACTTTTCTTATTCATGCCATCATAATAACAAGTAATAGAACTGCCGACAAATTAGGATGATTTGCTCTAGTGGTTACTTAGAAGAAGCTAATAATTGTCAACTTAACTTGACGGTTGCTCAAAAAGATAGCTTTTTCAAAGAAATTCGGCACTCCAAAAAATACAACCCCATAGCCTTAAGAAAATATAGATAGTATGAAACACTCTATCTTTAGACGAGAGTTGTCTCTAAGTTACTGATGCGTGGTGTGTCTCACTAAATTAACTTCGTATATCCCAATAAACCGTCAAAACAGTTGCTCAAATATTCAAAAATATAAATGACCCTCTGCATTGCACAGGTGTATAAAACTTGACAATATAATTGACACAATTTAGAGTTAAATTTACTTAAAACAAGG